GGATTATCTAGTAACTTAAATCATAATTCATTACCTACGGTATCTAAGTTGGCTGCGAAAACTAGTACTAGTAATAATAGTACTAACTATAACGAAACGCAAACAGGTAATACTAAATTAAATACTACATCTCAGGTTTCAACTGATCCTAATTTTACAGAAAATTCATTAGTTAAAACTTTACAACCATATGTAGGTGATACTATTATCGAAGGACGATATGGTAATTCAATTCGTCTTTCATCAACACAAACAAATACTAGTTTATTTTCAAAAGTACCTAAATGGATTGGAAATACAGTAGATCCTATTTTAACAATTCGAAATACTAGACAAGGTACTGATACAGGTAGAATCAATGATTTTATTACAGAAGACTTTAATAAAGATGATTCAATTATTACATTAACTAGCGGTCAAGAATTAGAGTTTACTCCTAATACTAGTACAATTACTGCAGCCAACACTGAAAAAATCAATGCATGGCAACAAGATAAGTGGGGTACGGTACCTAGTATCATAGCTTCATCAGGTCGAATCGCGATCAATGCAAATGCAAAAGAAGCTTCTATATTTGGTAAAGAAGGAATTTCATTAGCATCTGATAATAGTGTAACTGTAGATTCTAGTAAAAATGTAGTTTTAAATGGAAGTAAAATTAAATTAGGAAATAATGCTACTGAACAAGCCGTATTAGGTAATCAGTTAGTTACATTGGTTAGTAGTTTAATTACAACAATTGATACATTAAATACGTCATTAACTACATATGCTGCGACACAAGCTACTGTAGCGGCATCGGCAGTTGTATTTGCTCCTTTATCGCCTGCACTTGCAGCATTAGGTAGTATATTACCAACGGTAAGTTCTAACTTAACTAGTATACGAGGACAATTAAACTCAATATTAAGTGCAGATGTATTAGTTTCTAAAAAATTAACAGTAACATCTGCACCGAAACCAAATCCGTTCTTTAAAAGTACTCCTACTACGGACTTTACATTAACTCCGGAACGAAGAGAACAATTAACTCAAGAACGAGAGACTATTATACAAAAACAAAATACTGAAAATGTATTATCAGTACCTGATCAAGAACGTAAACGTTTAATAGAACGTATACTACTTTATCAAACAGAACTTAATTCAGAAATTTCTAAACCAACTAACTAATTATGCCTAACGATTTTGAAATAGAAGAAGAAGATGAAGTTATTGAACCATCGCCAGAAGATGATAAAGCGTTAGATGAATCTACGGTTGAATTTTTTAATTCTTTGTCAGTAACTATACCTAATAATGACAACCCGGACCAAATAGATCCTGCGGGCATTTCAGTTGCATCTGAAGATGTAAATAAAATACTTAAGGCTATTAAAATTGCTAGGCAAGATTGGTTAAACAATGTAAAAGAAGGAAGTCGAGATAACACTGATAAACCAGGTCAACGTAGAATACAGCAAATGCAATCAAATACCGGAGCATTTAATTCGGCATGGTGTGCATCTGCAGTTACTACATGGTGGAAAGAAGCTGGGTTATTACCTGACGGATGGAAAGGATCCGCATCTGTAGTAGCATGGACTAATTGGGCTAAAAAAACAGGCAGATGGAGTTCGAAACCAATGCCAGGTGCGGCTATAATTTATGATTTTGAAGGTGGTCGAACCGCAGGCGGAGACCATATTGGATTATGTGTAGCAGTAGAAGGAGGTAAAGTTGCATCAATTGATGGCAATTATGCAGATAAAGTTTCAGCATATCAACCTAATTTAGCAACAGTATTAGGATACATATTACCGGTAACCGGTAGTTCTACCGAAATTACACAGAATTTGCAAGGACAAGTAGGTTTAGCTGAGTTTAAGTCATCATCTAAAAAGACTCAAAAGTATAGTTAAACTATAATTATTTAAAAGAATTATGACCACAAAAGAGTTTGTACAGACTATTCGTAAAATCATACAAGAAGAAGTTCAGAAGTCCGTACGTAAAGAAATTCAAGTTATGCTTAATGAATCAAAGAATCAATCATTTGTACAAACAAATTATGATCCTATTGATTTTAAAACTGAAAGTTTACGTGTTAAACCTAGACCAGCAAAAGCACCTAAACAGTATTCTAAAAATCCAATGTTAAATGATATCTTAAATGAAACAGCTCCACTGAAAGGTGATAGTAATTATTTAGCTGAAGCATTTGGTAATGGAGTTGATTATAATAACTATGAAGAGTGGCCTACGATGAGAAGTATGCCAACTGCAATGTCGGGTAAAATGGGAGTTGCTAGTATGGTACCTACTACAGATACTGAAGGTCGGCCGGTTCAAAATGTACATGTACCTGAAGAAGTTGCTAGTGCATTAACTAGAGATTATTCATCGTTAATGAAAGCTATAAACAAGAAAAAAGGAGGTTAATAAGTGGCAATTGAACAACGAAATATACCGGTATTAGATACACAGCCAGATGTTGCAATAGGTTTAAAATTACCTATCGTATCTACACAAGGTAGATTATTTCCGTTGAATTACACAACTGATGACCAACTTTTTACCAATGTAAAGAATTTACTTTTAACTAGTCCAGGTGAAAGACTTTATCATCCTACATTTGGGACTGATATACAAAAGTCATTGTTTGAACCAAATACGACTGAGTTAACAGGTAAAATAAAAACTTCAATTGAAGATGCAATTGCATTTTGGATTCCAAATGCTGGCATTGTTTCATTAGAAGTTCAGCCGTTAACGGTAGCAACTGGATTAGTAGAGGAGAATGGCGTATCTATTAGTTTAGTTATACAAAACTTAACTTCTGGAGTTACTCAACCTGTTACATTTTTAGCAACGCCGAGTGGAATTGAAGAAACATCAGAACTAGCAATATAAGATGACACAAATAAAAAAAGATATACGTTACCTTAATAAAGATTTTGGTCAGTTTAGACAAAATCTAATAGAGTTTACTAAGGCGTATTTTCCGGATACATTCAATGACTTCTCTGAAGCATCTCCGGGTACTGCTCTATTAGAACAAGCTGCGTATGTAGGCGATGTATTATCATATTATACAGATTCTCAATTAAAAGAATCTTTATTATCATATGCATCTGAAAGAGCAAATGTATTAGCACTTGCTGCAGATAAAGGTTATAAAACAAAAAATTCAATTCCTGCGACAGTAGATTTAGATGTATTTCAATTATTACCTTCTATAACGTCTGGTACTAATAAAGTTCCTGATTGGAATTATGCATTGACATTAAATTCCGGAATGATCGTTAGGTCAGATGAATATGGAGTAGATTTTCGAACTATATCAGATGTTAATTTTGCTGCATCATCTTCATTTAATCCTACAGAAGTATCAGTATATCAAATTAACAATACTACAAAAGAAGTAGAGTATTTCTTACTTAAGAAAAAAGTAAAAGCAATTGCAGGAACTATTAAAAGTGTTGATTTTGATTTTACTACTGCTAGAAGATTTGATAAAGTAGTTATTGAAGATGCAAACATTATTGATATTGTATCTATTACAGACTCGGATAATAATACATGGACTGAAGTTCCTTATTTGGCACAAGATACAGTATTTGAAACTGTAGCTAATTCAGTACAAAACGATCCGGATTTATCAGTTCATTCTGAGGTACCATATTTACTAAAACTTAAAAAGACTACTCGTAGATTTGTTACTAGATTTACTGCAGATAATAGTTTAGAAATACAATTCGGAGCAGGCGTTTCAGATAACGATGATGAAACAATAATTCCTAATCCAGATGTATTAGGATTATCATTGCCTGGTATTGGTAAAACATTTGATAGTGCAATTGATCCATCAAACTTTTTATATACAAAAACATATGGATTAGCGCCGTCAAATACTACATTGACAGTTAGGTATACAACCGGCGGCGGTGTTAGTTCAAATCTACCACCACAAACATTAACAAATATTACCAATGTTGTTTATTCTATAAATGAAGAATTTTTAGATCCTACATTGGTACAACGAATTAAATCTTCTATTGCTACTACAAATATAACACCTGCAATCGGCGGTAAGTCTCAAGAATCAATTGAAGAAATTCGTCAAAATGCAATGGCAGAATTTGCATCTCAAAATAGAGCAGTAACAGTACAAGATTATATAATTAGAGCATATTCATTACCTGCTAAATTTGGATCCGTAGCGAAGGCATATATTATTCAAGATGATCAACTTAATCCGGATAATATGAGTAGAATACCTAATCCATTAGCATTAAATATGTATACATTAGGATATGATGTTAATGGAAATTTAGCTCCACTAAATTCGGCGGTAAAAGCAAACCTACAAACATATTTGTCTCAGTATCGTTTACTAACGGATGCAGTTAATATTAAAGATGCTAATGTAATTAATATCGGATTAACTTTTGAAATTGTTACATTACCTGAATTTAATTCAAATGAAGTTTTGATTGCCTGTATTAGCAAACTAAAAGACATCTTTTCTATAGGAAATTGGCAAATCAATCAGCCGATAGTATTATCGAAACTATACACAGAATTAGATAAGGTATCAGGAGTTCAAACCGTTACATCTATTGAAATAAAGAATTTATATTCTAAAACATCAGGATATTCGGGTAACATCTATGATATAAAAACTGCAACTAAAGATGGTGTAATTTATCCTTCATTGGATCCTTCAATTTTTGAAATTAAATATCCTAATAAAGACATAATAGGAAAGGTTGTATCACTTTAATATTTTAGAACATGATTTGGTCAATACTACCCTATAAAGATACTACCTTATACGAATTAGATTCTACACGTAATACTGGTTTAGATCAGGTTAATGAACTTCGTTTACAATTAATAGATTCTAAATACTATGAATCTAGAGTATTAATGTCATATGATACAAATAAAATTAAAAGTTATTTAGCATCTAACAACATTAACGTAAATGATATATCAGCTTCATTGAATATTCGAGTAGTTCAAGCATATGAATTACCATTTAAATATGAAATTGGAGTAAGACCCGCAGCGCAAGATTGGGTAAATGGTACAGGATATATTACAGGTAACGAAATTTTAAATGGAGCTAGTTGGGAAATAACCAATGGTTCTACTACTACATGGACTGGATCAGTTACGTTAGAACCAGCTAATTCAGGTAGTTTAATTTATCAACAAACCTCGGGTTCATTATATAAAACCGGATCATTTGATACTGTTATTAATTATAATACAGTAAAAGGCGGCGGATCTTGGTATATAGAAACTGGAAATACGGGATCTTTGTATTGTTATCAACCATTTGATTTTAAAACAGATCAAAATATTAATGTTGATGTATCGCCGATTGTTAAATTATGGTTAAATGATACAATTCCAAATTATGGTTTTGTTATTTATTTAAACAAAGTAGACTCTAGTACTAGTTCTAGTATTTTATTTAATGAAAATACTATGATACAAACATACGGAGCAGAGACAGATACTATATATTCTCCTACATTAACTGTATATAACCTAACATCTCAAAGTTTTAGTCCTAGTAGTGATATTATTAATCCTACCAGTAGTATCATTGTATATCAAAAGAATTTTAACGGAGAAGTTAAGCACAATACAAAGCATAAATTTACGTTAGGTGCTCGACTACAGTATCCTAGACCTGCATTTGCGCAAAATACAGTGTATAGAAATTCATTAAATTTACCTAGTGGCTCATATTATCAAATAGTAGATTCGGTTACTAATGATATAATGATACCATATAGCCAGTATACGAAAATTAATACAATAGGAGACAGTTCATTCATTGAATTTTATACAAATATGTTATATCCAGAACGTTATTATAACATAGAAGTTAAAGCTGACTTTGGTAATGAAACACATTATATTACTTCTCCGGAATTTACATTTAAAGTAGTTAGATAATGCCATACAAGTTACAAGAATTTGATAAAGATTATATTTTATCAGGTGCAACTAAATTAGACGCACTTAAACCGATAAAAAATATACCATTAGATGTAGAAAATGATGGTACACTTATAGTAGATTTAAATGATGATACTACAAAAAACAATTTAATTCCATTATATACAATCAAAGTTAATAATGAGCAATTTCAAAATGTAGTAGATAATGAATTTACTGAATTTACTGTAGCTGCATTAGATCGTACCCCATTGTTAGAAGCTGAAATTGAAGCACTTAAATCAGATCGAAATAGATTAGCTGTATTATACCGAGACGCAGCTTCATTAAGTTCTGAACAAGCCAGAACAATAGAAGAATTTTCAAATCAGAAATTTACTGATAGGTTGTATAGATCATTCTCACTTTCATCAAATAGAAATCCTACTAGGTTAATGTCTAAAAATAGACGTTACATTTTACTTATGCAAGGCGATGGTAATTTAGTAGTGTATAGATCTGCTAGTCCAAATGGATTTGATGTTAATGCTGAGGGAGCATTAGGAGATGCTATATGGTCATCAGGAACGGGAGGAAGACGAGATGGTCCATTCTCTGCGGAATTTCAAGTAGATACTAATTTCGTTATTCGAGATAATCGAGCTAATGCAATTTGGAGTTCAAATACGGACAATAAAGCTACTGTAAATTCATATGCGATTCTACAAAACAACGGATCATTACAAATTACAGATACATCAAATCCAAATGATGTAAGATTATTTTTCGCTACGCCTATAGATCCTAATAGTAGATCGCTCTAAAAACTACATCTAAATATTTATTAATAGATGTTATCAGTATTTGCAAATTCAAGTGAACTATTATCTACTACTAAAACAGTAACCGGTAAGAGATTACAGGCATTAGATACTAATTTAATGTCAGCAAAGTATTATGGTGTTACTTTATCAGGTAGTAATGATTCACAGGTTAGTACAGAGTTTCATTTGTACACAACAGCTGGTACATATATTACAGGCGATCATAAAATTACTACTAATATAGGGTTAAATGATACTACAAACAATGACGTAGCACCTGAGTATTTAGTTGTAGATTTAAAACAAAGATTAACTAACTTAGGATTAACTAAAGGTTCGTATAAGGTAGTTACTAATGTATTTGATAACATAGTAGGTTCATATGATACGCAGCAACTTTGGATTAAAGAAATTTCGCCGTCTAGAACAGAACTTCGTTTACAATTAGCTGACAATACAGATGTTAATTTAATACGTAGTGTTACTGACTTTCAAAAACGTTGGGAGTTAAATGCAAAATTAGATACGGCGTTTACATATTTACTTAACTTTGGATTTAACAAAACATATCAGGTAGTTAATTTTAGATTTGATATTGATTTATCAAATGTTCCTGAAATTGTAGTTAAGTTATATCAACCATTACCTAGTACAATCGGTGAAAAATCTAAATTATGGATTTCGGAAGAAGTTATACCTAGTGTAATTCAAACGGTAAATATTGTACCTAAGTCTACAGATGAAGATGGTACAAAATTACTAGGACCTAATTTTAACATTGAAGAATATGCCGTTCAGTCAGTTGCGACTGATTATAAATCATGGAACGATTTATTAGCTTCAAATATTAGTAATTCACAAAAAATTATTGATAAGTATGTATCAGGCTCTACTAGTATTGGATTAAACATACAGTATAATTTATTTGATAATTTTGTGCATTATGGTTCTGCAGTTGAACAAGTAGAAAACTTCTACTATAAAATGCAGTTAATAGAATCATATTCAGATAAGATTAGAACATTAAAAACATCTACCGTATCTAATTATGTTTCTACAAATGTTAATGAAATATACAATCAACGTAATGCCGTTGTAAGTTCATTTAGTAACTTTGAAAAGTATTTGTTCTTCGATTCAGATATTACTAGATTATATACACATATAACAGGATCCGTATCGCCATGGCCTAAGCAAACAGTTTCTTCAGGATCTACATGGTTAGAAGCTTTTGATAGATGGGCTACCGCGGCATATACATTTAGCGAAGGCGGAGTTTATAATGATCCATATCAATATTTCGAAACTAATTATTCAGTTACATCGTCTATTGCAGAAATATATTATACCGATTTATTAGACCAAGCTTCAATATACGATAAGTATAATGTACATGCTTTGGTAAATGCAGTACCGACTCATATGTTAACGAGTGAAAGTTCAGAAGAATTTTCTATGTTTGTTAACATGTTAGGTCAACATTATGATATAATTTGGAGTTATGTCAATCATTTAACAGATATTAATGTTCGAGAAGAAAATCCTAAGGCAGGTGTATCTGACGAACTATTATATGATATAGCTAAGTCATTTGGATGGGAATTAATTAACGGAAAATCAACTACGGAACTATGGAAGTATGCATTAGGAGTTGAATCTGGGACAACCGAAAATCCAAATGCATTAACTACGGAGCAGTCCGTAAAAGAAGTATGGCGTAGAATAGTAAATAATTTACCTTACATTTTAAAAACAAAAGGTACAATTAGATCAGTTAAAGCATTGCTTAACTGTTTTGGTATTCCTTCAACATTTTTGTCGATTAAAGAATATGGCGGGCCTTCGACTTATACGGAAGACAATCATTTTCCTAGTCTCGAAAAAGATACATTTAATTATGCTTGGAGAGCAACGGGTTCGGCGTATTTATCCATACCATATTCAGGTTCAGTTGCTGATATAAACCCTAATACAGTAGAATTTAGATTTAAAACAGATAATAATTCTACATATGTATCTGGATTGCCATATAACATATTACAATTATCTAGTAGTTTATTTTTAACATTAACTAAACAAACTACAGTAAATAATAAAGGTACATTAACGTTCTACGGATCGGGATCTGCAGGTATATCAGGTTCATTATCAATTACAGATTTAGAAGTATTTGATAATTCATGGCATACAGTTGCTGTGAGTTTTGCAAATAATAGTTGGTATTTAGATGCTGTTAAGTCATTATATGGAAAAACAGTTTATCATAAATCAAGTTCATTAGATTTAACATTATCTAGTTCAGTTTATAATTTATTTGCATCAGCATCTGACAATACCGTTTTATACTTTGGTAGTGGTTCAAATAAATTAAATGGCCATGTACAAGAAATTAGACTTTGGTCTGGAAGTTTAAATACCGCATCTTTACAAGAACATGCTAAGTCACCATCGACATACACATATAATGTAGATCGATTTGCAACTGCAACGGGCGATGAAGCATTAGCTGCATATGATCACTTAATTAATCGTTTTTCATTATTAAGCAATACAGTTAATTCAGGTTCAATTTATATAGATTCAATTCATCCAAATCAAAGTCTATATCAAAATAAACTGTATTTTAACGGATATGCTACGCAGTCTGTAGATTATATTAGTTCAAATGCATTTGAAGGATTTGAAGAAATATACTATATTCCAACTCCATCTTTAGGTAACAATTCTTTATATTCAAACAAAGTTAGAATTGAGTCTTCTTCATTAAATGGAATGCTAAATACTAAAACAAGAGTTGAAGTTTCTTCTTATGATAAGTATTCTGCAGATTCAAATAAATTAGGTATTTACTTTTCACCTCAAAATGCAATTAACGAAGATATTTTTAATCAATTAGGATACTTTGAAATTGATGATTACATTGGAGATCCTAGTAGAATTTATGAAGATAGTTATCCAGCATTAACGTCATTTTCTAGCAACTATTGGAAAAAGTATACTAACAAAAATGATTTTGAAGCTTATTTTAGATCGCTTCAAGATTATGACTTTACGTTGTTTGAATATATTAAACGATTAGTACCTTTAAGAACTAACTTAGTTTCTGGTTTAGTAATAGAACCTAACGTTTTAGAAAGAAGTAAAGTACGAGCAGTAGGTAAACCTAGCTTACAAAACTTATATCATACTAGTTCAATTGAATTATCAGAAACTACATTAGTATTCGGTAATGACGAAACATTACCAGATGCTACAATGTCAGGATCTACCGCAACAGTCTTAGGAGATTATAAAAATATAAGACCAGGACGAATAGCGCCTATCGGCGAATCAATTAATATTTTAACAGGTTCGTGGTCTCAAAATAGACAAATAGGTAAATTTACTATTAAAGAATCAGGATCATATATTCCAGTTCAAAAATCTATATTAACTTCTAGACCGTCG